AGTGGTTCTTCGACACGTTCTCGATCATGGGTGGATCACCCACCATCGAGGATCTGTCGTCCATCGCTTTCGAGATGGACCTGACGGACAAGCGGAAATGGTTTGTCGCGTGCCATCACTGCGACAAAACCCTGCCGCTCGACGGCCAGGCCTGGGACCACGTCAAGTGGCCTGAAGACGAGACGCGCAACCACCCGATTTTTGGCAAGGCGGTGCCGGAGAAGGCGTTCCTCGTTTGCCCGCACTGCCACGCCACGTGGACGAATCAGGAACGGGTGCTGAACGTGCGCCGCGCGTGGGATCTTCAGCGCCAGGGAGTCCCCGGCTACGGCTGGATTCCGACCGCTCCGCGTTCCGAGCTGGCCGGCTTCTACATCAGCGACCTGATGAGCTGCGCGCCGCAGGCCTCGCTGCGAGTGCTTGCCGAGAAGCGCCTCGAGGCCGACTACAAGGCGCGGTCCGGCGACCTCACCGGCCTGATGCTGTTCTACAACAACCAGCTCGGCCTGCCGTTCAAGTACAAGTCGCCGGCGCCGAAGGTCGAGGAGCTGGAAGCCCGCTGCGAGGACTACGCGGAGCTGACCGTGCCGTGGGGCGGGCTCCGTCTCACGATCGGTGCCGACGTCCAGGGAGACCGGATCGCGCTCGTGGTCGTGGCTTGGGGTCGCGGCGAAGAGTCCTGGCGAGTGTACTGGGGCGAGATCCACGGCAATCCCGTCGATCAAAACGATCCCTCGTGGACGGAGCTCGAGCGGTTCCTGTTCCGGCCGTACCGCCACGCGAGCGGCGAGGAGCTTTACGTCGAGGCCGCCTCGATCGACAGCGCCGACGGCAACACTTCCGACGCCGTCTATGCGTTCTGCCGCAAGCATCGCCATCGCGGAGTCATGGCGATTCGCGGTGTGGAAACCGGCGAAATTTACCGCGTCCCACGGCCCATCGATCCGGCGCGCAAGACCAAGGCCTCGAAATACGGGCTCCACGTCTACCTGGTGGGGACCGAAAAGGCCAAGGACCTGATCATCGGGTTCGGCGAGCACGGGGGCAAGCTCCGGCTGAGCGAGAAGGACGATCACGGCAACCTGATCACCGGCCGGGGCGCCGGCCGCATGCACTGGTATCGCGAGATCCGCGGCGATTACTACAAGCAGATCACCTCGGAAATCAAGGCCCCGCGGAAAGGCTACCGGCGCAACAAGCTGTTCTGGGACGTCAAGCCGGGCGTGCGCAACGAGGCGCTCGACTGCGAAGTCTACGCGCTGCACGCATCGCGCAGCCTGAAGATCAACCTCATGACCGAGGCGCAGTGGTTCGCTATCGAGGAGCGCCTGCGCCAGCCCGACCTGATCGGCCGCGCGAATCGTGGAGAACGCGGAGAACAACCGGCGCCCGTCCAGGCGCCGGCGCAGCGAGATACACCCCAGCCCGCCGCAGCACGCCTCCCCCCGCAGCCGGAGAAAACGGCTGCGGGGCCGGCGGCTCCGCGACCCAGGACACTGGATCCACTCCTCGCGCAGTTGAACGTGGGCGGTGGCGCGCACACGCAGAGTGACTCGACAACGCCGTATTAGGGACCCGAATGGCCGACCTCGCCACCCTGCAAACGCGCCTGCTCGAAGCCGAGCTGGCCTACCACAAGCTCCTCACCGGAAGCTCGGAGGAGGAGGTGGAGCATGGTGACATGCGCGTCCGGTATGCAAATTCGGTGACCGGGCTGACGATGCTATCCGGCTACATCGAGGACCTCAAATATCAGATCGCCGCGCTCGGCGGAGCCACGACCGGCACCCGCCGCCAGGCCATATCGGTTGATCTCCCAGGATGAGCATGGCAAACCAGGTCCGATTACTGGACGCATCCGGCCGGCCCTTGCCGCGCGTCGGCGCGAATGCCTATTCCGCCGGCTCGCTCTCCAACGACCTGCGTCGCTGGGATCCGACCATCGGGTCCGCGGATTCCGATCTCCTGCCCGAGCTCGGGCGCATCGTTTCCCGATCGCGCGACCTCACGCGCAACAACGGCGTTGCCGACGGCGCGCGCCAGCGCTACCAGGACAACATCATCGGCTGCGGGCTGCGGCTCTCCGCGAAGCCCGACTGGCGCCTGCTCAAGAAGGACCGCGAGTGGGCGGAGGAGTGGGGCAACAACGTCGAGTCGTGGTGGCGGACCTGGTGGACGAATTGCGCCGTGGACGTCGCCCACAAGTGCAACGGCGACGCGCTCACGGTGCAGGGCTTCAACTCCGCGTTTCTGAACGGCGCGGCGCTCGCCCTCCCGCTGTGGCTGCCCGGCCGCGGCAACCGCTTCTCGACCTGCCTGCAGTTGATCGAGCCCGACCGGCTGTCCAATCCCGACGATGGCCCGGACACCGACCGGCGGCGCGGCGGGATCGACATGGACGATTACGGCAGGCCGCTCGTCTACAACATCCGGAAGGCGCACCCCGGCGACGCCCGCTACAGCTCCTACTGGTCCGTCAACGAAGGCCTCTACAAGTGGGAACGCATCCCCGCGATGACCGCGTGGGGACGCCGGCGCGTGCTCCACGTTCCGCAGAACATCGACCGCCCGGCACAGTCCCGCGGCAAACCCTCGCTCACCTCCGGCATGCGGCAGTTCAAGATGCTGACCGACGTGACGGGCGCGGAGCTGAAGGCCATGCTCGTCAACGCCATGGTCGCGATGGTGGTCGAGTCCTCGCTCGACCAGGACCGGGTTCTCGAACTGCTCAGCTCCAATCCGGACGCGCTCAAGCAATATCAGGCCGGCCTTGCCAACCGCGACGGCTCGCGGATGGAATTCCAGGGCGCGCAGATCGTCAACGTGCCCCTCGGGACCAAGGTTGGCACCTACTCCCCCGGCCGGCCTTCCAACAGCTTCGAGGCCTTCGTCAAGTCGCTCTTCCGGCACATCGCGACGGGGCTGCACATCCCGTACGAGCTGCTGATGCTCGACTTCAGCGAGACCAACTACTCCTCCGCGCGCGCGGCGCTGCTCGAAGCCTGGCGTTTCTTCCGCGGCCGCCGCAAGTGGCTGGCCGACGGCTGGCTCTCCCCGATTTACGCGCTGTGGCTCGAAGAGTGCGTGGACCTGGGGCTCGTGGACGCCCCTGATTTCTACGAGAACTGGGAGGCGTACTGCACCTGCAAGTGGATCGGCGACGGCCGCGGCTGGATCGATCCGCTCAAGGAAGCGCAGGCGGCCGACCTGCGCAACAAGCTCTGCATCACCACGCTCGAGGACGAATGCGCGGAGCAGGGCGGCGACTGGCAGGAGAACCTCGAGCAGATCGCGCGCGAGCTCGCCTACAAGAAAAAGCTCGAGGAGCAATACGGGATCAGGTTCCCCGGCGTCGAGACCATCAACAACACCGCCGGCGCCCACAAGGATGACGAGGAGCCAGGCGGCGGATCGCCTCCCGGACGCCCGGCGAAACAACAACCCGCAAGCCCCGCCAACGCGGGGTTTGCCGCATGAGGAGGGCTTCGATGCGCTACCCGCACCTCTGGACGCGGCTCTACAACGCGCCGCTCCTCATCCACCCCGAAAAGGTGGAGGTGATCGAGCGCGTCTTCCGTGCCCACGTCATGGGCGAGCGCAGCATCCGCCTGGAAGAAGACTACGAGGAATCTCCCGAGCATCGCGCCGAGCGCGAGCACCAGCGCCGCGCCGCAGCGTACGCCGGCATTCCCCTGCAGCGGCGCACCGACAAGCCCTACGCCCTGACCAACACCGGGATCGCGATCATCCCCATCCTCGGCACGCTGGTGCAGCGGGGCGGCTTCATGGACTCGATGTCCGGGCTCACCTCCTACTCCTCGATCGCGTCGCTGCTGGAGACCGCGGTCGCCGACAACGAGGTGCGCGCGGTGCTCCTCGAAATCGACTCTCCCGGCGGGGAGGGCGGCGGGATAGTGGATCTCGCGGCGCGCATCTACGACGGCCGCAAGAAAAAGCGCATGTGGTCGGTGGCGGCCGACCAGGCCTACAGCGCCGCCTACTGGCTCGGCAGCCAGTCCGAGCGCTTTTACGCCCCGATCACCGGCGGCGTCGGCTCGATCGGCGTCGTCGCGCTGCACGTGGACCAGAGTCGGCGCGACGCGCAGCAGGGCTACACCTATACCTTCGTTTACGCCGGCGAGCGCAAGATCGACATGAACTCGCACCGGCCGTTGAGCGAAGCCGGGCAGGCCCGGCTGGAGCTGGAAGTCGAGCGCTTCATGGGGCTGTTCGCCGACGCCGTCGCGCAGGGTCGGAATATTTCCCCGGAGTCCGTGCGCGCCACCCAGGCGGCGCTGCTCACCCCCGACCAGGCGGTCGCGGGCAAATTCATCGACGGCATCGCCACGCTGATGCAGACCGTGGCGCTGCTCGAGGCCGTGCTCGGCGGCGCTGGTGCCGAGATTCCAACCGGTGCACGGCTGGCCGGAGACGATCCATCCATCACCCTCAAGGAGACTGACATGAGCGAGAAAGACCTGAAGCACACCGACGCGCAACTCAACGCGGCAGTCGAGCAGGCGCGGACCTCCGCGAAAGCGGAAGGCGTCAAGGAAGGCACGGCCGCGGGCAGCACGGCGGGGGTCCAGGCCGAACGCGAACGCATCCGCGGCATCCTCGCGCACGCCGAGGCGAAGGACCGCCCGCAGCTCGCGCTGTCCCTCGCGCTCGAATCCGAGATGACCGTCGAGCAGTCGGCCAAAGTCCTCGCCAAGGCCGCCAAGGAAGCGTCCGGCGGCGGACTCGCCACGCTCATGGGCAATCTCAAGAACCCCAAGGTCGGCGTGGACGTCGAGCCGGCCGGCGGCGCCGTCGCAGTCATCGATCCCGCCGCGATCTACGCAGCTCGCCGGCTGGCCGCGCAGTCGCACTGATCCCGCCGCGTACCGTAACCCCTCCCTCACTTCAGACCTAAACAGGAGTCCACCATGACAGAGCTTGTTGAAAAACTCCACGCCGGCGGCTTCATCGTCAGCCTGCCGAATGGCAACCGCGCGATCGACAACGCAATCCTCCTCAGCGGACAGAACCTTTTCGCGGGGGCGGTGCTCGGCAAAACGGTCACCGCCGGCACGATCACGGCCGCCGCGGTCGCGGCCAACGTCGGCAACGGCACGATGGGCACGCTGTCGGTCGGCGGCGCCGCGAAAGAGGGCGTCTACAAGGTGACCGTCGTCGAACCTGCGGCCAACGCCGGTGAATTCATCGTCGAGGATCCCGACGGCAAGACGGTCGGCAACGGCACCGTCGCCGTGGCCTTCACCGGGCCCGTGAACTTCACCCTGGCTGACGGGGCCACCGACTTCGCGGCCGGCGACCAGTTCAACCTCAACG